CTTCAGAGCTTCCTCTTGATTCAATAACTGAACCAGTTGCCCAAACATCATCACCTGCTGCATTAAATGTTAAAGTATTTGTTCCACCAGTTGTATCTTTTGCTTGAACATAAATACATACAGAACCTTGTGTTGCTGCAGGTAAAGCTGCTGCACAAGCTGCTGCACCAGTGTAATCAACTACGTTTAATGAGTTATCAACTAAAGTAATGTTTGTAGCAGTGCCTGTGTCAGTAAGTGTTAAACCAGTTAAGTCAGGCATACCTGAACTCATTCTTGTTGTTTCAACATCTGAATCAGCATCTCTAGTTGCTATTTGAAAACCTTTGGTAGACCTAACTGGTCCATTAAAAGTTGTGTTTGCCATTTTTCTTCTCCTTGAATAATCTACTGTCTTGGCGAGTCTGCTAGGTCAGTCAGTAGAAGTTAATAAACCCTAGGTGTTCTTATTAATAAAACTTAATGCTTCTTTATCTTCTTTTTGTTCTATCTCTGCTTGTTTCTTTGCAGAATCAAATAATAATTTTTGTTGCTCTAATTGTATCTTTTCTTCTTCAATAGCAAGCTTTGTCATAACATCTAGTTTCTTTAATGCTTCTCTACTTGTTCTATCATCTACAGCTTTTTGTGAACGTAATGCTGTTGTCATACCTTTTTGTTGTGCATCTATCATTTGTGCCTGACGTTTAATATCTAACTCTTGTGCTTCAATAGATATCTTTGCATTTTCTTTTGCAGCATCTAATTTTAATTTTTCTTTTTCTAATTCTACTTTAGCTTGTTCTAATGCTACTAACTGTTGCTCTGGTGTCATTTGTTTACCCATTGCAATATTTGCATTTAAAACATCTTGAGCTGCAGCAGCCATTACAGCTTCTATATCTGTAGGTGTTCGTACTTGATTAGGCATTTGCTCCATCATAACTTTTGTTGTACCATTTATTTGTTCTTGATATTTCATTAATGTATGTTCTTGTATATTCGCTTCTAGTATTGGTCTTACTCTTGCCATAATAGGATTAGCACCATTCATAGGGTCAGACAAATAAGCCATCTTTACCTGAATATGTGCATCATGATTTTGACCTGGAAATGCAGAGATAGGTAAACCTTTTGTTGCAGCAGCAATATCTGATACTGGGTCTAAAGGTTGTGGCTTTGGTGCTTGAGGTAATATCTCTTCTATGTTAGGCATATTCGAAGCATTTAATATTGTTCTATTTAGTGCCTCAAGATTAAACATTCCTGGTGGTGACTGTTGTGCCATTTGTAATGCCATATTGGCTAACATCATTCTATGTGCATTACTAGGTATATTTGGGTCACTTACAGGAATAACATCTACTGCACCATCAAAATCTTTTCTAAATATTTCTCTGCTTGCATTGGGAACATCATAAGGATATTCTGCAGGTAGATAATCATAATCTATTTCTGCAATAATTTTAAATTCATCTCTTTGTGATTTATGTAATCGTTTGTGAATGCCAGAAAAGAATTTACTAGAGGCTTCTAATAAAGCCATAGTAGTTCCTACTGGTCCATAGGAGGCAGCATCAGAAACTATTTGTTCTGTGCTGTCTGCAAACTTCTGACCTGCAGCAGTTACAAATCCAAGCATGTTGTATAGCACTGAGGAAGGCTCTTTATATGGGAGAGGAACAATCGCCTTTTGTAAATCTATACCTGTTGCTTCGACCTCCTTGAACTCACCAGGAGCAATAGGTTCGTTGTCGCCCACCATTCTTACTCCTTTTGCCTTAAATCCTCCTGGTAAATTAGCAAACTGCCCAGCATCTACAAGACTCCTCATTGCTGCAGTCGCTGTTAAGGTTAAATTACCTAAGAAGTGTATAAGGCCTAACCCATAAAAACTAAATCCTGGTACAAATTTATAGTGGACAAAATGCATCCTTTTTTCTTTATTTGTATCACCAGCTCTATAGTTTCTACGAATACTTAATATTTGGCGAGACTCCTGTTCTACAGTTACAATGTAAGGAGCAAACTCACCTTCTTCACATTCAGGGTCAGAAATGTCAAGATGTAAATGTTGTTCTAATAATACATATTGTGGGTCACTATCAGCAGTTGGTGAGATACCCATAATAGTATTTAATTTTTCTGAAAGAGTTGTTTGTGTTGGATTAGATGCATCTGGTAATTCTACATCTGAATAGATTCCTGATTCAATATCTCTTTGCATATCTACTGGATTACGATAAATAATATGTGTATATCTATCTGCTTTTCTTAAATTACTTGCATAGTATGATACATAAAATTGGTCAATAGGTACAAACTCTGAAACAGGTCTTTCTAATCCAGCATCATAATAAACTTTTTTAATAGCAGAACCTATTAATGGTAGATGAAATAACATTCTTTCAAACTCATCAAAGTATTCTGGCATTTGCTCAGTCAACTGATAGTTCATAAAGTTTTGAACTCTATTTGCTTGTTCTTGTTTATCTACAGATTGATTACCTAATATCTGTGCCTTTACTGGCCCACCTACAGGAAATAATTCTTGTGATGCTTTTGATTGAAACTTAACTGCAGATTCAATTAATAAAGGATGCACTGCAGTACAGGCACCTTCAAAAGGTTCTGTTGTATCTTCTAGTTTTAATCCTAGTAAATCAAAACCTCTTTCAAACATAGAATCCCATTCTCCTCTAGAATCTCTATCAGCTTGAAAGTTATCTATTACTGTGCTAGAAATATCTTTTAATACTTCATCATCTAATGTTTCAGCAAGATTAGAATAATATTCTTTTGCTGTTACTTCTTCCTCTATATTCTCTTCACCAAAGTTTACTACAACCCCACCATCTGTATCTACTTCAAAAGATACATTTTCATCTGTAGGTGCTGTAGCATTTATAGATACTACATTTGTTGTTTCTTCTTTTTTATCGAATGGATTTTTTTCTACTGCCATTTATAGTCCCTCTATGTAATTGTGTACATAACCACCTTTTTCAAATTTAAAATCAGTGGCCTTTCCCATGATTGGTTTCTTTGCTAAAACTAATGGTCCTACCTGTATTACTTCTTCTGCATTTAATACTGGTGTACCTGTAGCTCTATCATAAAAATAACTTGCTCTGTATGGATTATATCCTACCTGTATATAATCAGATTCTCCTCTTTTAATTTGTTCTAATATTTCTGATGCTCTATTATATGCTTCTTGAACTGGAGTATTTTTAAAAGTTCCTTCCATACCTGCAAAAGGACTTTTATTTGTTCCTTGTGCAACTTTTAATGCTTTTTTAATTGTTCCTTGCATATCAGGTGTATGAAAATCTACATTTTTTAAAACAGCAGTTTGACCATATCCAATTACTTTTCCTGGCTCTCCTTTAACTGCTCCTAAATTATGCATGGTAGGAACCCAAGTATCATAATAGTTATATGAAGGAATATCTAATCTATTAGAAATTCTTTTACCATCTAAACTTTCTAGGCTAATATCTTTTCCAATAATTTTATTAGTAGCTCTAGCTCCAATTACTGCTTCTATTCTTTTTAATGAAGGTATAATAGGCATCTCTTCAAACATACTAATAGGATTTCTTTTTTTTACCTCTTCATCCCATTTTGTTTTTGTTATTTTACCTTCTTCTAAATCTTTAGCTAAGTTTTTTAATATATCAGGTTGAGCACGTCTTTGTGAGTCTTCTAATTTGTATGCTTTTTTTATTTCTTCTAATGTTAAATTTGTTTCATCTACTTTTGACATACCTGCTTTTACACCTCTTTTTACACCTGCTTTAATTCCTCTTGCAATCGCACCACCAATAGGTACAGCACCTAAAACAGACAAACCAGTAAGTCCAGCCTTTAATGCAGCTTCACCATATTTACCTTCTTGAAATGCTTCTTTAGTTTCTTCACCAAATTTTTTAGCTTCATATGCTGATATAGCTTCACCAGTTCCAGGTGCAACTTCAGCAACAAGTCTTTGTGCTGGTGGTAACTCTTCATATTCTTTATATGCTTTTGCTATAATATTATCTAATGCTATACCAGCTTCTTCTTCTGTAATTTCTTTTTCTACTATAGGTTCTGGATTTGGTTTAGTTTCCAACACAGGTATTTGTGGTTTATCTGTTGATAATGATTTATATAATTCTTCTTGATTCATTTTAAAATTTAAATTTATATGTTAATCCTGCACTGCCTTCTTTTCTATCTGGTTTAAAACTTCCTTGACCTGAAATAGAATGCCTACCTGTTGTATATTCTAATTTACCTTTTACTCCAGCACCTTTTAATTTATCAGAACCTTTTACAAGATTCTTAGTTTTTCCATAACCTTGTATTTGTGCATTTAGTTTATCACCAAGTTTCATATCAATCTTTGCTTTTGCTTTACTTAGATTAATATTAGCCTTTGGTTTAAGAATTAGTTTTGATTCTTGTTTTTTATTGTTATTATTATTTCCCATAATTACCTCTTATATATATTATACCACTAAACTCTCCAATATGCAACCCTTTTTTTTAAATTATTTTCTTCAGCTAAATATGGGTCATCAGGATGTGTTAATCTCCAGGACTCTTTCATGTAATGAATTGCCATTGTCATAGCATCTACCTGGTCATCATGAGCAGCATTAGGAAACTGTAAAATCTCTGTGTATAAGTCATCAGACCATTTTTTATTCTTAGGTAACCAGACTCTGCCTGCCTCTATCATTGGTGATGCTGCATACACTCTGGATACTTTATCTTTATCTGGTATATAATCTTGTACTGGCAATCCAGCTCTACGCATATCTTGCAATAAAGATTGTCCAGATGCTTTTTTTTCTATGATACATACATCTGGTAAAAACTCATCATACAACATTTGTGCAATTCTACGTAACTCTGGATATTCAAATCGGCCTCGCATGTTTCCTAATAAAATTAAATTAGGTACAAACTCTTCATATCCATTCTCACCTTCTGAGTATCTATTGAAAATACCCCAGGTTTGTATTACACTGTAGTCTGCAGTTGTCTTGGTAGAAAAGGCAGTATCGTATGTTTGAATTACAAAATCACATGCAGGTGGTTCATCATAATCCCACCACTGTAACCATTTCTTTTTTATAAGACCACCTTCATCTGGTGTTGGGTCCTGCATATACAAAGCATTCCAGTATCGTGAACCATTTGAGGCACGTATTTCTTGTTCGTCAATCTTTAATGATTCATCTGTCTTCCATTCTGGAAAATAAGACGAGCCTACAGGTAATTTTAATAACTCGGCACTAGGTTCATCTAGCCATGCAGGTATTCGTATTACTTCCCAAGGTAGAATTGTAGAGAACTCTGATTCTTGTTTTAGTAACCAACCACATAAATCATCATAATGGTACCTGGTGTTAATAATTAAGATACTTCCATTAGGCATAATACGAGTTCTTAGACCTGCAGGGTACCATTCTTTTACATATCGCCTTCCTGCTTCCGAGTATGAATCTTCTTCTGACATCACATCATCAAGAATTGCTATATGTGCTCCTCTTCCTGCGATTTGACTTTTGACACCTGCTGCATAGTAGCTGCCTCCTCTGTTTGTTTTCCATTTTCCGGCTGCTCTAACGTCTGTCCTAAGAGAAACACCTGTAAATACATCTTGAAAAGTTTTAGTTGATACAATATCCCTGACAGACCTACCGAAATCGCTAGAGAGCTGGTCACTATGAGAGACTGTAAGTATTTCATGTTCAGGATTCCTTCCAATATACCAAGCTGGGAACAATTTAGAGCAGATTACAGACTTAGAACTACGTGGAGGCAAGAATACCATTAGCCTTTTGATAGTTCCTGCTTCTAATTGTTTTAATTTTTCACTGATTACTTCAATATGTTTGCCCATTTTCCAGTCTGAAACAATTGTTGGGGCAAATCTACGTACAAATGTAAGGAAATCTTGCCTAGAATGATGCCTTATATTCTTTTCCCAGTGTTTTTTATAGTTAATTACCTCTTCCATAATATTATTATACCACATTTCTGTAAAAAAGGCAAGTAAAAATGTATTTATATAGTTATTTATATAATATATATAATATATATAATATATATACTTTATAATTTCAAGTATAATAATAAAAATAATAATAATAAATAATAATTATAATAATAATATTAATATATTTATAATATTATATATACTATATAGATTCGGCCTTGTCTATGAAGCCGAGTATTTTTGTAAATATGTTCCAGGGTCATATATATATAGCAAGAGGTATGTAGTTTGTGTGTGTACTATGCAGTTTTTGCTATATTTGCTCTTTTTCTGGCCAAAAACTATAGTTACTGCTGGCCATCTATAAAAATTTATATGTCTATACAA